AATGGTCGTCACCCTCGCGCCGGTCGTCGGTCGCCACCGGGTTGGTGATGACAAGCGCCCCCAGGTACTTGTCCGCGCCCACAAGGTTTTCTAGTGCCATGTCACCGCCCCTTGATGCGCACAGCGCCGCCAGACTGCCGCGCCGCCGTGCTGTCGGCTTGCGCCTGGCCGGCCAGGCGCTGCCAGTAAGAATCAGTCAAATCGGCCGAATCGAAGTCCTGCAAATACCGCCATTGCTCGGCAATCGCCGCGTGCAGCCACACGTCAGAGTAGTTCGCCGCCAACCAGTTCGTGGCCGTGCCAACGATCACCGGGGGCTTGGCGAAGTAGCTGCCCGATACCTGGTCATGCGCGCCGGCCGGCAGCAGCAGCGCCGCGCCGGTCATCGTGTACACGTTCTTCGGCCCGGCCGGCGGCGCCAGCTGCTCCGCCTGAAAATCCCGCAGCGATCTGTACTCCAGCTCCTGCCCCTTGGCGCCGATCACCGATTCGAGCATCGCAAAGTCAGCCGGCAGCGGGAACACCCCATCCGGCGGCACCACGCCGGCCAGCGGCGCCAGCGCCTCACGCGGGAAGAACCGCCGCCCGACCGCCTGCCGCGCCAGCTCCAACGCCGTCACCTCGTTGTCGGTCGTCGCCTGGTCGTCCCGATGGATGTAGCCATGAAGCGCCAGGCGAAGATCGTCATAGCTCATTCCTTCGGCTCCCGTACCTTGCGCGCCACCTTGCGCACCGCTGCGGCTGCCCGATCCAGGAATGGCACCGGCTCTGCCTGCGCATCGTGCGGCGTCACGACATGCACATTCCTCCCGGCTCCCGTGCCCCCACAGATAAACCCCCGGTTGCCCGCATTGGCGCACACCCGTGCGATGCCCTGCCTCGGTCTAAATATCCCGCTCATATGCGCTCCCGCACCCGGTAAGGGATGCTCTGTCTGCTGGCCATGAACCGCAGGTAAGCCCTGCGCTTGATCCCCGCATCCGTGCTGGCCAGCTCGGGGATCTCCCGGCGCAGGCGCAACCAGTCCTCGAAGGGAATCGACAGCGCCCACCGCCCCAGGCCCTCACGGTCGCTCATCGGTTCGGCCTTGCGCATCTCCTGCAAGGTCATCAAGATCATTAGCCGACTGGGTTGCTCAAGAACGTGCGTCAACTGGTGGCGCATCGCGTCGACTATCAGCCGCTGTCGAAACATCCGCCAAACCCCCAAAAAGAAGGCCGCGCCCCCTTTCGGGAAGCGCGGCCCGGTCGTCAGGTCGCAATGTGCGCGACTGTGCGCCAGTTACGGCCTGGCCGTCAAGCGCCCTTGCGCATTCATCACCGGAAATGCCAGGGCGAAGCAATCCCTCCAGTCACCGCCGCCAGCAGCACGATCAGCAGGATAAGCAGCACCGCCCCCAGCGCGTAATTGCGGATTGGAGCGGGCGCCACCAGCTGAACGATGCCGTACGCCAGTCCGAACACCAGCAGCAGCACCAGCAGCCAGACAAGCAAGTCCAGCATCACGGCACCACCGCCAAGGCTTCATCGATGCCCCGGATAACGCCGTGCGCCTCTTCGGCCATCACTTTAAGGCTCCAGTCAGCGTAAATCTGCCCCTTGCGACTCAAGCCAGTCTTGGCCAGCTCAATCGTCCGGGGCTTGCGCAGGTAACTGATCTTCGCCTTGTCCGGGTCGATCATGAACAGCGCACTCGACCCGGCCACCTCTTCACCCATCAGCCGGTTAGCGATCATCTCCAGAATGATCCCGAAGTCCGTCACGAACACGTTCACGCTGCCCGTAGCCACCGCCGCGCCTCGCTTCTCGCGTACATCACTGGTCAGCGTGGCAACCTGCGCACTCGTGCCGAACATGTACGCGGAAAGCTTGCGAATCACATTCGGCCGCCCCATCAGCGTCGACGGGTTACCGCCCTGCGTATAGACCGATTGCGCCACGTCGCGGATGGTCTTCTCGCTCAGCGCCCGGGGCGTGCCCGGCACAGCCGCCGTCACCAGTCCCGTCCCACCCTGAAATCCGCCATTGCTGCCCGTCGCGCCGTTGTTCGTGTTCGTCACCAGCCAGGCATCCAGGCCTGCTGCCAGGCCCGTGAGCGTGCCGTTGTCCGCCCTTGAGGCCTGGTTACTCAGCGCAATCGCGTCAATGTCGCGCTTCAACTCCTGCTGACGTTGCATCATCTGGTAGGCGTAGGCATTGCCGATGTTGATCGTCGCCCCGTCCTCCGCCCGCGCCGATGCGCTGACCACCTTGTCAGAAATCTGACTGTGGTTCCCGACCCTCGTTGGCAGCTTGTTGTCGTCCGTCGCCGCGTCCGCGCCGTCCAGCACGCTGTTGGCCAGGTCAGGCGCCGCCAGCTTGTCCTTGATCCACTCGCAATATTCGTTTTTGTGACTGTCCTCGCCAACCAGGTCGGCAAAGGGCAGTGGGACGGCGCTGATATCCCAGACCTGCGCCATGACGTCCTCGGGAACCAGCCCACCACGAACCGCCGCCTTGAGTGCGGTATGCGTAACCAATGCCATTGACTTCACCTCGATAAGAGGCGGCCGACTCTGCTAGCCATTTCGTCTTGAGTAGGCTTGCGCCCGGCCGCGTGTCCATTGGTGGCGGCAGTCCGCACCTGGCGGGCCGTCAACGGGTCACCGCCTGGCAGCTTCTTGCGCGCCGCATCTTTGCCGGCCTGCACCTTTTCAAGCAGCGCCGTGAAGTCCTGCAATAGCAGCACCTGGCGATGATCGATCATGGCGCCAATCTCGGCTTTGCTGAACCCGTAACGAGCACCTACGCCAGCCATGCGCTCGCGCTCCGCGCTGCTATAGGCCTGGTCCGCCCACTTTGGGCGCGCGCTCATCAGTAGCTCAGACTCACGCCGCAATTGCTCGCGGTGTTGATACATCACCCGCTCTTCCAAGAGCGGCAGGGCGCCAGGGGGAACCGCATCGAGCATCGCCCTTGAGCGTCGCTCCGTATCCACGCGGCGCAACTCCACCTCGCCGCGCGCATCGTCTACCTCCGCGCGCGATAGGTCAAGCTTCATCAGCTCGGGAAGCTTCGCCTTCAGCTCCCCAAGCGTCAGCGTGTGCGGGCCCACCTGCACCGGCAGAGCATTGAACTCTGAGCGTGTCAGCCCCAGCGCCTTGGCCGCAGCGTCCAGTGTTTCGGGCTTGCGTAGCTGGGCACTCTCGCCCGCCTCATCACCCTCACTCTGGCCGTCCTCGTCGCCCTGCTCGCCCGGACCTTGGCTATCGCCATCGCCGCCCTCTTGGCCGCCATCAGCGCCGCCGTCCGACTGCGGTGCGTCGTCGCCGTCCTCGTCCGGATCCGGCCCGGCTCCGTCAATGAGTGCGGCGATTTGGCGTACCTGCTCAGCTGTGCCAAGCCTGGCGCGTGGTTCATTTCCTGCCCCTTGGTTTGCCGGTTGTTGACCCGCCGGTTGTGTGCCTGGTAGTTCTACCATCGATCAAGTCCCCTTTGCTAGCCACCTCGTTTTGCATGGCCAGCACCAGCCGGCTCACCGCCGCCAAGTCCCCGGCCGCCTTCTCCACCACGTCCCACCCTTCAGGCACCGCAAGAACGCCATCGCGCCCGATCACGTCCAGCGCCCGCTCGACACACTGGCGCCGCCACCAAGGCATCAGCGCCATAAACTCCGGGTCTTGCGTTACCTTGGCCAGCCAGGTCACAAAAGACCTGTCCGCTATCCCGTCGCTTGCTGTGCTCACGCCGGCGCTCCACCGCTGCCGTTCGCTCCGCCGCTGCCGTTCGCTCCAATCTGCCGGCTCGCCACCTGGCCAACCTCCGCCGCACCTTGCGCCGAGGCCTGCGCCGCCGCGCTCGCCTTGGCCTGTATCTCGTCCAATGGATCGGGCATCAGCGTCAGCTTGGCCTCTTCAATCGCCGCTTTGACCAAGTGACCAATCAAATCGGTCAATGCGCTCACGTCCGTCTTGTACTTCTCCAGCATCATCGTTGCCCGCATCGCGTCAGCCTGCGCCTGCTGCTGCGCCTGACCCTGGCTCTGCTTGTTCTTCGCCAGCTGCTGCCCCGTCTGGCTCGCCGGGTCGATCAAGTACCTGTCAGGACTGCGCAGCTGCTGCGCGCCAATCCAGTCACTCGCCGCGTTGAAAACCCGCGCATCGTCCACCAGAATCGACCCGCTTCCCATCAGCGCCATTTGCTGCTGTAACACCTGCCCCAGCGCCTGCTGCTGGCGCTGCCTCTGGCTCTGGCTTTGCCCGACATGAACCACCACGCCGCGCCGATAGCGCCACTTGCTAGGGTCTTCGTCGACCCACTCGCCGGCCACCTTCGATTCAATCGGCCCGCCCCATCCGGTGCGCAGCAGATAGTGAGCAATGAGAAAGGCCTGGCGAAGCGCCGTCTCAGCGAACGTGCGCGCCATCACCGCCGCCAGCTGCTCCTTCGTGCTGTACTGCCGCTCGATCCCCTGCGCCGTCTGATTGCTGGCTATTTGCATCGCACTCGTTTGCATGTCCAGGCTCGCCCCGCCGCGCTCACTGCGCGCCTGGTCCATGTATTGCAAGAAGGCCGCCACGGACGGCCCTGCATCAATCGAGGGCACTGGCATCAGCGCGTTAGGCCCCTTGACCCGGATAACGTCCTGCGTCGCATCCCGCGCATCCGCCAGATTCGCCAGCGCCTCATCGACCGCCAGGCGCGGCCGGTTAACCTTGTGCAAGTTCTCGACCCAATTGCGCAAGCCTGCGGACTTCAGCTCCTGAACCTCGCCAATCCGGTCAAACAAGCTCACGCCGTCCATGCGATGCGGGTACAGCATCACATTGCCCACCGCATAGCACACCTGCCCAACCTTCTCCGCCTTCTTGACCACGATCCGGCTATCCCGGCTATACCAAACCCGGTAACGCTGTGCGCTCGCTCCGTCCTTCGTGTCAGCCAGAAGCACATAGCAGCGCCACACCTCGACCCATTCCGTGGCCGCCTGCGCACTGGTCTCGCTGCCGGCGCTCGCATCGTCCGCCCGCCGCCTGGCCAGCGTGTAGCTGTCCGGGTTATGGCGCCTGAGCTGCCTGACCTTGGCCTCGTCGAACCCTTGCGCCACCAGCGCCGCCCGTGTAGTCACCACCCGGTCAGCACAGAACCTCAGTCTGTTCGGGTCACGTTCTTCAAGGCTCGACGTGATGAAGTTTTCCGGCGCAATGGCGCCCATCGCCAGGCGCTTATCCACGTCGACCCGGGTAAAACTCACCTTGTAGGTCTCGCCTGGTGTTTCCTCGCCGGCCGGCGGGCCCGCCTGGTCACCATCCTCATGCTCGATCACCAGCTTTTCGATCCTCTGGCCTGGCATGTTCGGCGTTATCAGCTCGCCCACCGCCATCTCGGGAACGTGCTCCCATTCCTCCGGCGTTTGCGTCTCGGTCCGGTCGATCCACAGCGCCAGCGTGCCCTTGCGGCACATCAGCGCATTCTTGATAGCTTCGGACAGCGCCACGAACCCGCCTTCCCCGCAGCGCCCTTCCATCAGCATCGCCCGCACGATGGCGGTTTCCCTGGCCGCTGCCGGTTCATCATCGCCGCCCATCGCCTCGAATTCGATACCGCCCACGTCCTCGAACGCCGGCACCATCTGCGAATAGACCGCCTCCACCATGTCCGCCACGTCCAGCGACACCGCCGCGCGGTGCGGGTCTTCGTTGGCGTCATCGTTCTCCGGCAGCTCCCCATCGTAGTAACGCCATGCCAGCTCAAGCCGGCCGTCATCAGCGGCCTGCGCCACCGTGATCGCCGCATCCAGCTCACTGGCCAGCACTTCGGCAAGATCGTTGTCGTTCAGCATGTCAGTCCCCTTCACGCCCTGCGCCGCATGCGGCCCGATGCGCCCACATCCCGCGCGCCAATGTCGCGCAGGCTTTCGCGCCAGTTAGTCCTCAGCGCCCCCTGCCTGGCCGTCGCATAGGTGCGTAGCGCGTCCGCGCAGTGACTCGTCCAATCGTGTAGCGGCACTTGCGCCTGCACCCCTTTGTCGTCGTCCCACTCCGCCCGGTATTGCCTCAGCGCATCCAGCGCGTAGGCGCACCGCTTGCGGTCGATCACCATCAGTGGAAGCACCGCCCGCACGGCCTGTATCCCGTCCGCTATCGGCAACCCGGCCGAAACCTCCGGGTCCATGTGCAGCTCGCGCGCTATCTCCAAGCGACTGCGCCCCGTGCCCAGCTCACGAACCGCAATGTCATGCGGGAACACCCACCGCTGCACACTGATGCCAAGCTTGTTCACCTCCGAAAGCACCTGCGGCAAGCCCTTACCGTGAAACTCCCGGTAGTCGAAGGCCCGCACCACACCGGCCGCGTAATGCTCCTGAAGAAACCACACCGCAAAAGCATCACGCATCCCAAGGTCACAGGCCGCCGTGACCGCTAGCGCCGGGTCATAGGGCACGTCACAGACACGGCCGGCCGCCTCCAGCTCGCCAACGAGCGCCCCGTAGAACGCTCCCTTCACCACAGCAGCGAACGAACATTCAAACTCCTGCGCGTACTCATCGGCCGTCATGTTCGCCCGCGCTGTGGCCAGGTCATCGGCCGATATGGCGCCGGTTTGGCTGGCCTTGAGCATGAAGGCAGACCAGCTCTCAGCCCCTTCGGC